ACCGGCCCGAAGCCATCGAGGCACGCCTCCATCCGCGGCAGAGTGACATTCAAAAACTCGTCACGATACGCGCGCCCGTACGCGGCGCAGGCGATGATCCAATTCTGTCCGCCTGACGGTGCCGGTGCCTCTGGTAAATCACCCGTCACATGCTCGATCTCGACGCCGCGCGATCGCAACTCAGCAATGAGCGCGTTCAGCCCGATCGTATGCCCAGGATATTCTTCACCGGGCCAACCGTGATCTACACCATCCGAGTAGAAATAGTGGAAGTGCCCGGACTCATCTGGCGCATCGAACCCGAGCAGCAGAATCTTTGCGGCACCAGCCATTGCCGCTATGCGGATCGCGGCCAGCCCATTGTTCCGTACCTCGATCTCGTGCCCCTGTCGTAACGTGATGCGCTCGTGCCGCAAGTTGAGATACATCGCGTCGAGGCCGTCCACTTCTGCACCGCAGATGCGAATGCCGGGAAAGTCGCGTGTCTCCTCCCAGTAGGCCGCGTCCATGGGGCCGTCCAGCGCGATCAGCATTTCAGCCCATGGTGCGCGACGTACCGCCTTGCGCACCGCAATGCATGGCAGATGCCGCACGCTGTCGGCGAGCTCCTGTGTCAGCGATGCGCCGCTCGCCAGTACGGCCACGGTCTTGCCGAGCCATAGCGGCGGAACGCTCCAGGGTGTAGTCATGATCTCGCCCAAGCGAAACTCGGTACGGTGAACGGATCGAGCAGCCCGTCGATGTAGGACCTCGGAAACTCGGTAACGATGTTGCCGACATTCACCGGATCGCGCTGGTCATAGGCGTGCTTGATCCGCAGCAGCATCCATTGTTTGATGCCATCCGGGACCGCCGACGAGGCGCCGTATCCCGCGACGAATCGCACCTTGACGGCGTTCTGTTGCCACCGCGTAACCGGCCACACGAGGCCGTAGGCGGGCGTAATCCGTCCCGGTTGGCTCTCGATATCTACCGCGTACTGATCGGCCGCCAGCGTCTGCGTAACGCCGTCTGAATCGACGTAGGTGATTTCGCTCACCGATTGCAGCGGCGGAGTCGGGACATGCAATTCCCATCCCGGGAATTGATCCAGGTAGTAATCCAGCGTCTGCGTGACAAAAACGCTGCGCGTTCTTGTTTCGGCTGTCGCCCGCGCCGAGGCGATCAGAACGCCAAGAAAAGGATCGTCAGTCGTGTTCGTTGACGGAGCGCCGGCACCGAGGGACGAATCCGCAATGTTGTCGGTATAGGTCGTAGTCGTGTTGTCGGCGAGCGTCGCCAGCAACAGGTACGTCGAGCCACCCGCGATCGTGCGATAGAGTTTGCGCGACGTGACCAGCGCGCCGCCGATCGGGATCGCGGTCAGCGCTACTTTGCCGTTCACGGTCTTGTCGGCAACCGTCACTGCGCTCGATGCCGTGCCTGCCTGCGTCTCGCCGTCCGCTGTCACGAACGTCGCAAGGTAACGATGCGCGCCGTTGTCCACATTGCCGGCGATAGGCGTCCCGGCAAGCGCGGCAGTGATCGCGCCGGGCGCGGGTTCCTGATTACTGGCGTCGATGCGACAAGCTGCACGCACCTCGTCCGCAGTCAACGCCTCTGTTGCCGGCGCAGCGTATTGAACAAGTGCACTCACTGCTTCGCCTTCGCGGCGAGTTCTGCTTTCGCCTGCTCCTCGGCGATCTTGATGCGCATGAGAGTGCGCCGCGCTTGATCTTCAGCCGGAGTCAAGGCGCGGGCCGTGTTCTCAGGTACAGGCGGCACGGCATGCTCCGGCAGCCCGCGCGTCGGCAGATGCAACGTGTTTTTCGCCATCGCTATTCCACCACGATATGAAAAACTCCGGTCTTGGTCGCACCGCCGGAAGCAATAACGATCTTCACGCGATCGTTGGCGAGCGCGATCTTGTCGAGTACAGCAGACCCCGCTGCTGCATAGAGCGCAGCCGCGCCAAGTGTCGAATGCGTTGGCTGTCGCGGTGCCCTCGTCGCGCTGGAGTCCACATTCGACTCCGACCACAGGGTTTCCCCTGTGGCCTCGGCCGTAATCGTGAATGTCGAGCCGTTCGAGAAATCCGTTTTGACATAGCGGATCTGCGACAGTTTGCCAGTGACGATGCCGGAATAGACCGTCGCCGATCCGTCCGCAGCAGTCGTCACCGATACCGCCTCGCGGGTTGCATAGCTCATGATTTGCCCTTCGGAAGGGGGCGGCTTTCACCGCCCCGTTGCAGGCTTAGAAGTCGCCCAGGTTGATCCAGTGCATCGTCAGAGTGCCGTTCAGGATCAAGTTGCACGCCGTGCCGGTAACGTCGTGATCGGCATCATCAACCAAGAAATTTACGTACGCGTCGAGCGCGCCGCCCGTCCCGCTAATCACCACGTTTTCCGAAGTCGTGCTTTCAGCATTCGCGGTTGTCACGCCGGCAACCGCCTGCGGAGTCGCCGTGTTCGGAATGAGGTTCTGCTCGGTCGTGGCAAGGGGAGTGGCGCCATTATTGGCCGCCACCGTGCCAAGACCGAAATCGCCGTCCCAGTCTGCATTCACCCCGGCCGAAGATTTGGTAACGTCGAGATCGGAGACGGCGCCGAGAAACAGAATCGCGCCCTCTGGAAGGTCATAGACCTTGAGGCTGCCATATGCCGTCACACCGGCGTTATCGGCCAGCGCCACATCGACGTTGGTGAACGTGAGCACCGTCTTGTGTATAACGGCGTTGCCCTGTTCGGACGCCGCAACCCCGGTGCCGGCTGCCGCCCCGTTGCCTAATGCGGCAGGGGCAATCAATGCCTTGGATGCGACCGGCACACCAGCGGTTGCACCATCGAGCACGTTCAGTTCCGCAGCATCCGCACCAACTGCGACTTCGGCGCCCGCTGCGCCGATCTTGAGACCTCCGACCGGCAAACCAAAAATGTCAGTGTTCTTCGTTGCGCCAAGCACCAGCGTCTTGCTCGCGACTGAGGTGCCGGCGACTGACGTGTCGTTGAAGTTCAACTCTGCCGCCGTCGCCGTCACCGCCGTACCTGCACCGGCGCCGAGCTTGAGACCGCCGTCGTCGAATACCAGCGTGTCAATGTGCTTGTCCGTAGTCGTGACGACGGCCTTTCCAGCGAGCACAGTTCCCGCCGTGACGCCGTTCAGCACGCCGAGCTCGCCGCTGTCCAGACCGGAGAGCGCGGCGATCTCGTCGATCAGACTTACAGCATTCGCAGTGATATCGCCACCGGTTGCGATTTCAATTATTCCACCACTTTCGACGGTGACAAGACCTCCGCTTGCAACGACAAGCTCGTCGCCGCCCTGCTTGCGGTAGACCTTCGGGGTATACGTGGAATCTGCCATGATATTTCCTTTCCGCTGGTTGCCCCGGCCTCACGCCGAGTAGTCTAATGACACGGATGAGAGCCGGTTTCCCGGCCCGCGATTTTGCTGATCTACTTACGACGCGACGCCGACGCCGAACGCGCTCGCGATGACCGTTGCATCCTGCGTGGTCGGCTGATTGTGCGCGCCGTACTGGATGGCGATGATGCCGCCGACGATGGCATTCGCTGTTGCCCGCAAGAGGCTGCCGAACACGTAGCGCAGTCCCGGCCTGTACACGTCCACCATCAGCACCTTGCTGTCCGCACTCGATGCGCTGGCCGCGAAAAGCGTTGTCGCCTTCTGCGTTACCGGCGTCGGGGTGCTGACGCTGTTCGCGCTATTCGCTTTCACGGTCAGCGTCAGATCGCAGGTGTTGTCCACATCACCCGTCAGCGCGATGAACATCACGCCTTCGTATCCGCTCATGTCGAGAATGTCGGTGACAAGCTCGCTTTGTGCGGCGCCTGCGGCGGCTTCCACCACCGTGATCTTGCAGCATTTGCTCATGTTCATGATTTCTTCCTTTTCAGAATTTGGAAGGCGGCCCGCTCAAGGGCCGCTGATCCGTGATGGTTAGGCCGCCAACTTGATGCGCGCGAATGCTTCAGCTAGGACCGGCATGCCGTCGCACTCTTGGCGGCCGATAAAGCCGGTCTGGTTCGTCTCTGCGTACAGCTCGACCAGTCGCTGCACGATCATGTCGAGCGCATCGGCGATCCAGTAATTCGAGAAATCGCCGAGCACGCCGCAGTAGGTGCTGGCGGTGAGCGTGTTGGTCGCGTACTCGCTCATCATCACCGGGCGCCCGAGGATGAGATCCGGTTCGCCTTCGCGCACGGACTCACGCCAGATGTACTGCCCGTCCCCATCCTTCAGCTTGGAGATCAGCGCCATCGTGTCGCGATGGAAGATCCAATCAGCCCGCTCCCAGTACTGACCCTTGAGCGAGTATTTCGCCGAAATCAACCCGTCGAACGTCGGCGATGTCGAAAGGTTCCCAGTGCTCACATCGCGCGAGGTCGGGATACCGTCGGCGCTAGCGGTGAAAATCCCGAGCGGTTGATTCGATCCGCTGCCGCTCATAAAGCCCTGCTCTTCAGTGATCGCGAAAATGTACGCCAGCCTATCCTGCACCAGCGAGTCGGCGCGAGGCGATACGCGCAGCAATTTGTTGCTCACCTTAATACGCTTGGCGAACGGGTGCGGGTTCAACTCGCGCTTGCCGAAGGCCATCGTACTGTCTTCGTTGCCGGTTGCGAGTTCGGTTGTCCACGCGGCGTCCGCCGGGTTCGCGGTCAGGGTCGGCACGCCCAGGCTCGCCGCCTCTGGAATGCGAAACTTCGTCGCGCGCTGGCGGATGAAGCAGAAGTTATCGACGGCCTTGATGATCTGATCGACCATCTGCTCGGGCATCTGGATATAGCCGCCCGCGGTGTCACTGTCGGCTTGAAGGGCGCGTTGTTCTTCACCCGTCAACGCGCCGCGCCCTTCGCGCAAAAACACGTTGAACGCGGCGCGGTATTCGTCGGTCGCATGCGGGCTCTTGCGCTCGCCACCTTCGGGCTTCTTGCCGCGGTCCTCGCCTTTGCCGAAATCCTTGTCGCGCAGCGTCTGCTCGGCAGCGGTCCGCTCGGCTTCCGCAAGCTGCTCCTCGCGCTCGATCGCCGCGCGACACTCGTCCTGCTTGGAGAACAACTCCTTGTATTTCGTGTCCTCCTCTGCGGTCAACGCGCGTTTGTCCGTCTCGGCCTTGTCCAGGATCGCCCGGGCATCCGCCACGAGCTTTCCGCGTTGGTCTCGCAACTGCTTCAGTTTTGCACTCATCGTCGAACTCCTCGGAAAACTCGGGCGCACAGACACTTCGCAGAGCGTCCGCTGGCCCGAGATGGAGCGGAACGCTGGAAATAAAAAGGCCACTCGAAAGCGGCCTATGAGATTGATGAAGCGAACTTCTACAGCGACAACTCAAGCCTGCGGCGCGCGATCAGCAGGCGCCATGACTCATCCGGCGGCGTTGCTGATTTGATGGCATCCTGCAGCCCGCGCACTGCAACATCGGTCGAGTTGTAAGCCGGGTACGTGCAAGGGGAAACGTCGAACACATCGCACTCAAGCAAGGTGCGAGTCCACTCGCCGTCAACTTTCGCCCACTTGTCGCGGATGGTATAGAAGCCGAAGCTGCACTGATTCACATCGCCGCGCGCAATGGGCGACAGCACCATGTCACGAATTAGCTGCGTGTCCGGGGCATCCACTTCGTAATACAGGCCCACGCTATCCTCGGCCAATCGCAAAGTGCCCGCCTTGTTCCTGCCAAGCACAATGTTTGTATCGTGGTTCCAGAGCGCGCGAATGTCGTTTGACTGAATCGACTTTGCAAAAGCCGATGGTGCAACCCTTTCCTTGAATCCACCGAGATCTTCCGACCATTGGTCGAACGTCGCAGCATGTCCGGCAATCTTTGTCGGCGCGCCATCCGCCTTCACGACGCGCAGTTCAGCGGACACCGTGCGCATTTCGCGTTGCTTATCCATGATGATCCTTTGCGTGCGCATCATGCGGGCGCACCCCGTTGCTTCGGTTGCTGATTCGACTTCGCGATCTGTTCCAAGAATTGAATCAGGGTCATGTTTGATTGGACCGCGAATGAATCCATGCCTTCGTCGGTTGAACTATTGTCACCTTCAAGCGCGCGAACTTCATTGCGCGTCTTGTAGCCATTCTGCAGCGCCGAAGCGTAGAACGCGGAACGCGCCGCGCTATCGCCACGCATCAACCCATTGAGATTGAATTCGGCATAGTACTCACCATCCTCACCGAATACATCACGATACAGAGCCTGCTCCCAACGCACTGCGCCCGGCAGGATCGTATCCGTCACCCACTCGATACCCTGGTGCTCGATGTTGTTGTTCGTCGAATTATGAGAACCAACACCGTCCGCGAAAAAGCAGTGCTCGCCCTCGACCTCAATGTCGAACACCGGCTCGGCGGGTTGGCGCTCGATGCTCTGAATGCGGGAAAGCGCAAGCCCGTTGGCCGTCGCATCCTTGCCGCCGAAGCGCGGATAAGCTCGGTCCTTGCGACAGAACGGCTGGCCAGCGGCGAAACGTACCTGGTAGCGCTTGTCGTGCGAACCGATGCGACGATTGGCGCCAGGGTCGGAGCAGGTGAACCGGTGCATACGTGTGCCGTTGCCAAATGCCTTCGGTCCGTTTGTGTCTGAACGTGTATTCGTAACTGGGATTCCGGCGCCTATGCAAAGGTGCCTGATATCATCCAACAGCGCATTGTTTGCAGAGTAGAAAGTGATGCGCCCTTTCCGGTCCACAGTTCCATCTCCGTCTAAAAAGCCGCGTAGGAACGCAAGCCGTAGTTCCTCCGTCGTTTCGAACACCCAGCCCGGTACGCGTTTTGTATAGGCCGTGCCATGAAACCCCAGATCGAACAATTCCTGCCCGACGACCACCGATGAAAACACTGTCTGCCGCTGCGATTCCAGAACTGTCACAGGTTCCATTGTCAAGGCGAAAGCGCCGCGACCACTGACGGGGTATCGAACAAACTCTGTACGCATCGTCTGGCGATACGGCTCCATGTAGTTCGCTTTGTCGCCGCGCGCAATTTGGGCGCCGCGTGGCTTGCCGTTTTCGTAGGTGATATTGCCGTCTGACACCAGCAAACCGGAAAACTCCATAAAACCGACAGTCAGGTTACGCCCACTTGGCGCGACAGTGATCCCATCCTCTGGCAGCCGGTCGAGCGTGACCAGCGTATCGCCAGTCTTCAGTTCGCTGGCCTGCACGTATTCATCGCGCCAGAACACACGCTTCTTTTCGCCGCCGACATTGCGCCCGCCAATTTCTCCAGGATTGAGTGGGCGCTCGTGCGCACGGCGCACCAGCAGCCGATGGTTGGCGGTACAGCGAACGGTCCGGTTCGTGGTCCGAATCAAAAGAATATCGCGGACTCCGTTGTACCAGTTATTCAGTACGCACGACAGCTTCACGCCCTGCGGCGACGGACACCACACCTCGTCACCGGGTTTCACATCGGCGATGCGCTTCGGCCCGGACTTAGAACACACCAGCGTATCGGCCGGCATACATCGCGACAGTTCCGCGACCTTATGCGGCGGCACTCCCCAGATGCGGCATAGTTCAACAGCTTGCAAATTCCGAAGTTCTACCAGTTGCGCATCCATCGAAGTCATGCCCAACTCTTGCCATTCCAACCCATCTTCCAGGATGGCCGTCTTGCCTACGTTCCTCAGCCCGCTCTGCGCAGTGCGCCACGAATCCAGCAACTTCTTTCGCGTTGGGTCATCCTTCAGCGTCTTGCCAGCCGGGAATTTTAAGACTCCACCCAGGCGTGTACCGTTGCCGAATAATCGCGCCGTATGCTCTTCCGCGGCAAGTGCCAATCCGATCGCTTCACCGCACGCGGCAACAGGTGACAGTGGAGTTACTCCATCGGAGTTCATCACCATACCATGCAGGAAATGCATTTCGCTTTGCAGGATGACCCGGCTCGGGCCACTCACAGGCGAATAATCAAACGCCAACCTGCCATCCGGCGCGTGAAACGGCCGCACGCGATCCGGGTGCAACGGGATCAGTTGATCGATCGCGTTGCCGCCCGTGCTGATGATCTCCGAGTACGCGCGGTTGCGCAACGCGAAGTGACCAGCCATCATTTCGAACCACTCGAATGAGGTCTGATAATGATTCGGACGCCGCCGTATCAGTTTGTATCTCGGATGCTCTTTCGCCAGTCGCTTATTGCCGTTGTCCTGTTCTTCATATACTCTTTTTGGCAAAGCGGCATACGTTTGCGACAAAAGGCCAACGCAGCGGTTAACCACTGTCGAGCGCATAGCACTAGTCGCCGTAATCGTCAATCCTGTTGCGCTGTTCGGCATGCCGCCGAACCAAGCGGCGACGACGGGATCGCGCGGAGGTCCGAGCGTGCCCGATGTGGCGCGCGATTCCATGCGCGATAGGATGCCCATCATCCAGCCCTCACGCCGAGCCAGAACGCAGCAAGCCCGGCGAAGATCCAGGCGGCAGGAACATAGATCAGGCCGATCCCATAGGCCGCAGCAGCGATGCCGCCGAACACGAGACAGTCGCGCAGATCCGCGTTCGGATTCATGCGCTTCAATGCCGCCAGCAATTCCGCTTTGATGCCGCGCGAGATCATGCTGAGTAAATCCCCATGTCGTTGTAGGCGCTGCC